CTTATTGTAACTTTGTGACGGTGATGGGAACTGCAAATACTTTGACAACTGTAAACCTACCCAACGTGCCAGTCGATGGTGACATCGTCAGTGTAAGATTTGTTACTGCTCAAGCGAATGTTGCCTTCACTGTAGGCACTGTTCCCGCTTCGCAGCTTATTACAACTGTTGGTGGCACACCGGCTACATCTTTGACAGTGTCAGCAGCAGCTAACCAACTGGTTAGGTTTGCTTACTGTCAAGCCAATGCTATGTGGGTGCAGCTGTAATTAGTCATTACCCTGAAACAACAATGAACAAATTTATTATTGATGCAACTAAGGATTGCTTACCACATGAAAAATAAAGTTATACTTCCTAGTACACAGCAACTTTTATCAGCAGCTTATGCTATAAATGCAGCTTATATACTTAGTGAGTCTTCTAAATCTTTTAAGCGACCTGATGCGTATGAGCTAGTAACTAATTTAGTAGCTAATCCTCCAGGATTCAGTTCTGAACTAGAAACTTTCGGATATATAGAATACTATACTGTAGATGATTCTGTAACTATTGTATTCAGAGGAACTAATTCATTCGATGATTGGGTTACTAACTCTGACCACGCTCAATTAAAGCATTCTGATTATAGTGTTCATCATGGGTACGATAAGCTCTATAATCAAATGGATACGGCTATAAAGCATGTGGTTAATAGTTTACCTAAAGTTAAAAAGATTAATGTATATGGGCATTCCTTAGGGGGTGGTCTTGCTATAGATTGCTTGCTTAATTTACGAATTTCATTCCCGAACTTACCTGCAAATGCTATCACATTCGCAAGCCCTAGATTATTAGATATAAGAGGGGCTGAGAAACTTAACCATTTAGCACCTAATAACTATAGAGTGTTTAATACAGAAGATTTAGTTCCTACTTTACCTTTGGCTGTACTAGGTCATAGAAATTATGCCCATGCAGGAATACCTTTAGCGTTTACATTACCTAAAGGAGATATTAAACCAAACCATGCTATGGAAACATATATTGATGGAATTAAAACACTTAACTTACAAGAGAATTATGATTATGAATAAAGATACATTTGTGAAACTAGCTGTAGTTATGCTATTATCAATTGCTTTAACAAGTTGTGCGGAAGTAAAAGTAGTTGAAGATTCAGCTGCATTTTTAGTTAGTGCATACTGTAAAGCTCCTGAAACAGCACGTAGACTACATAGAATGAATGTAGCGAGAATTGTAGCTCCTAATGAAATTCAAATTAACTGTAACTAAAGAAAACTATGAAAATTCTATATTTAATATTGATTGCTGCATGTACAAATGCTAGTGCAGGCATATTACCTCTTTCTGCACCTTCTGATGCTACTTGTAGAAGTATATCTATTAAACATAAATTTGATAAACTCAATGGTTATCCTAAGGGGCGTATCGGTTATGTTGTAGATCATTGGTGTGCGCTTGAATGTGGTGGAATAGACTCAGTATCAAATATGGTTTATCAAACTATAGATGCTGGTAAAGCTAAAGATAAATGGGAACGTAGTAAAGCAGGTTGTGGTTATACTTGTAACTCTACTAACTCTACAGCAACCCGTAAAGTCTTTAATTGTAAATAGTATGATTAAATTTCCATGCTACAAAATTTGTATTCTAATTACATTTGTAATTCTAGGAATAACTTCAGGTACTTTACTTACTATTAACTGTTTAGAACATCCAAAGGATTCAATATGTCGTTATCCAAATTAATTATTACTATAAGCTTATTACTTGTAAGTTTAAACTCTAGTGCTATAGGTTTAGCTTACCATGATCTAACCTTAACCACATCAGCTAAGTATTCTAATGTAATTAATAGCATTAAAGGTAAAGACGGTTTTGAGTACATCTTTTGCAAAGATACAGGACAATGCTTACAAAGTGCTATTAACTATAATGGAATACCAGAGGTTAATAACCCAACACAAGGTGGTAGTAGAGCATTAAAAAAGAGTCCTCCTAAGTACCTTGGAAAATCTTTTAGCACGATTTTTCAAACTAACCAGCTAGCCTATTGGGAACCCGTAGGTAAAGCCAGTATTTCTAATACTTGGTTAACTTCGGCTACTACAGTTGAAACAGGAGATATACTTAATACCCAAGTTATATTTTTTCCAGATAAAGCCTATAACAGTGCTGTGTTTGAAGCATTAACCGCATACATGAGTAGTGCATTTAGCTACTCTATACAGTTTAATCCTGAAACACAGACCTTTACAGATAATTGGGCGTTTAAAGGTGAGCAAGAATTCCCCGTAATATTCTATACAGACGATACTAAACATGCTATAGCGCATTATTCAAAGGACTTGCCGCAGGTTATGCCGGACGGCCAGAAGGTTGGCTACGGACAGTTTAAATATCAGTGGACTACCGATGTTTTATCTAAAATAAATTGTGTATTTAGAGAAGATAATATAACGGCTAAACCGTATGCTTTCGAATGTAAAACTATAGTCGGTGATCTTGAGTCTGTTAAAGCTACACTACATAGACTATGGATTGCCGATCACCTTAATTCTACTTGTACTATTCCTGGAGTTCCACAATGAAAAAATTATTAATTATACTTAGTTTATTACTAGTTAGTTTATCTGCTAGTGCTGTTACCGTTACGCCTACAGCATCTAATTTAATACTCGCAGGTGATGTATCTACAGATAAGCCTATTATCTTTACGGCTAAGGTAACTACTGCTGGAACATATGCTCTTAATGTTTCTGAATTGCCAGGCGTAAATTCTCCATGCGCAAATATTTGGATTATTGGGGCAAGTTGCTATATTAATACTGAGTTCCATGTGACAACTATCTATGATGGTGCAACGCTGATCTATGACAATAGACTACCAATTCCTAAAGTAGCTGGAAGCATAATGGTAGCATTGCCACTATCCGTAGGTACTCATAAAATCACAGTACATAGCAGGGTTGCCGTAGTCCCAGCAAGCCAAAGATTAGGCATATTGGCTTACTTTGGATACTCTGGTTATAATTTTAGCGTCACAGGGCCAGCGTGAAGTTACCACAAAACTATGATTGGGAACGCCGGTATAATGCTGGTGAATCTATTATTGATATAGCAAAAAAAGACTGTGTAATGCGTCTTGAAGTATGGTTAGAGTTAAAACAATTAGGGCTGTTTCAAGAGCAGCGCATGTTTAATCCAAAGAGTATTAGGCGTAGAGATGGAAGACTTAATAGTTAAGCAAGCATTGATCGAGCAGAGGGTTGACATGATGACTCGCGAATTTATCGACGAATTAAAGAAAACAAATTCTCTGCTAGAGAAACTTAATGCCAGAATTCTTGACCTAGAGAATGATAGGATGAAGGCAAAAAGCTTTCTCGGTGGGGTAGTATTTCTTGGTACTGCTATTGGGGCATTGGGTACATACCTACTTCATCTTCTAACCGATGTAAAGCTATGGACTTAGTACATTTAGTCTATATTGGTTTATTACTTATATTTATACTTACTGCTTATATTAATCCAAAAATTTAATTAAATTATGAATAAATTCATAAAACAACCTATAATATTTCAAGATATTTCTAAAGAATATAGGGAAGGTTATCCAGGTATATTCTTTTGTGTTGAAAAGGAGTTAAAGGAAACTATAGCGATACTAGCTAAGGAGCGCAATATATCCCCTGAACGTTATTGTTATAGAGCTTTAAAGAAGTCTGTAGAGTTTGATTTACAGCTTAACCGTATTAAAAATAAGGAATTATAATGAGTTTATTAGTTGAAGATGGTTCTATTATTCCGGGTGCTGAATCGTATGTAAGCGTTATCTATGCCGATACTTATCATCTTTTACATGGAAATTCAGATTGGGCCTTATTAAGTAATGACCAAAAGGAACAAAGCTTGCGTAATGGAACAGAAGCTGTAACTCAACTTTATAGCTTTCTTTGGAAAGGTTTTCGGGTTAACGATACGCAATCTCTTGATTGGCCTAGAACAAAAGTTTATCTTAATAGATTACAATATCAAAATACAGAGTTAAGTAATACTTTAATTCCTGATGATTTAAAAAAAGTAGTATGTATTCTTTCACTTAAATCAAGAACTGAAGATTTAGTACCTGATTTAGAATCAAAAGTAATAATGGAAACTGTTGGGCCTATTACCACAAAATACAGTGAAGCATCACCAACAAGGAAACAATTTACAGCTATAAGTTTAATTCTTAAACCTTATTTAAATAGTGGCGGTTCTAAAGTAATAAGAGGATAATATGGGAATTTATACAAGACCATTAGCTACTGCATCAAAGTTAATTAAGAAGTTTGGTCAACCTGTGGTTATAAGTTCTAGTAGTCAAACTGGTTATAATACATCAACAGGTAGAGCTATTTTAACTACAACATCACAATCCTCATTTGGATGTATTTTTGAATGGGGTGCTGATAATTATCCTAATAATGGTGAAGGATATATTAATTCAAGTTTAATAGAGGTTGGTGATAAAAAATTATTATTATCAGTTAATGGAATAACCCCACCTAAGCTTGGAGATGTTGCAACTATTGGCGGGGTGGTATATACTATCGTTAATCCGATAAAGATAGTATCACCATCGGGTACTCCTATTATTGTTCAATGTAACATAAGGGCTTAAAATGGGTATTTTCTTACGCAATATTGAAAAGCATATAGACGCCACTATAGCTAAACAACATAATATTGTTCGAGATATAGTAACTGAGATAGTTGCTCATCCTATTGAATTATCCCCTGTTGATACTGGAAATTTTGTAAGTAACTGGTTATTGGGACTTAATAATAATATACCTTGGGGTGTTACTGGTATTAAAAACCAGGATAAAGAATATAATGTGTTGAGGGTAACTTCTAGAATTCCTAATGATGCAGCTAACCACACTTATACTCTTGTTAATAATACAAGTTATGCTAAGGCTTTAGAAGAAGGACATAGTAGAACACAAGCTCCTTTAGGCATGATTGGTTTAACCACATTAAGGGCTCCTGAAATAATTCGTCGTGTTCTTGCGAGTTATAAATAATGTCTAATTTAGCAATAAAAATAGCTTTAGAACAAGCTATAGCTTCTATAACTCCTACTATTCAAACAGTGTGGGAGAATACTAAGTTTAAACCAACAACAGGAGTTCCTTATCAATATGTGCAATTTTTACCGTTCATTACGGTTAATGCAGAAATTGGCCCAATGTATGAGGTAAGAAGTTATGTTCAAATAGATCTGTATTACCCAATTGAAAACGGAACTGCTGACGCTTTAATTCAAGCAGATATTATTAAATCATTTTTTAAAAGAGGTTTCACGTTTGCTAATAGTGGAATCACAGTAACAATAATTCGAACAGCAGTAGTAAGTTCAGGTTCTACAGAAGGTTCCTTTTGGAAAGTACCTGTTAAAATTTACTATAACTCTTTTATAAACGCATAATTAAGGAATTCTAAAATGGCTATTGCACAAGGTATTAATAAGATTACGGTTGTAAAGAAACAAACAGGTCTTGGTGTTCCAGCATCAGGAGCTGGCGGTCAAATCATGAGACGTGAATCAACAACTAATACATTAAAGAAAGACACCTATACTAACAATGAAATTGTTTCCCATCAACAATCGACAGGTAAAACACATGGTTTGAGATCAGTTGATTCAAGTCTTAGCGGTGTATTATCCCCTGGAACTTATGCAGCAATGATAGGTTCTGTTCTTCGTAGAGATTTTGCAGCCGTAACTCCTATAACTGCTGCATCATTAACTATTGCCGGAACTGTGGCTATCTTAAACCAAGCAGCAACCATAACAAGAGCAGCTGGTTCATTCTTAACTGATGGAATTAAAGTCGGTGATATTATTCGCCTTTCTGCTGGTGCATTAAATGCGGCTAATTTATCTAAGAATTTAATTGTAACTGCCGTTACAGGAACAGTTCTTACTGTAAGAACTTTAAATGCTACTTTAATGGTCGCAGAAGGTCCTATTTCCGGTTGTACAGTAACAGTCCAAGGAAAGAAAACTATGCCTCCTCTTACTGGGCATACCCGTGATTATTACACAGTTGAAGATTGGCAATCAGATATTTCTCAATCAGAGGTATTCACTGATATTTTATTAGGTAGTTTGGATATTAATTTACCTGCAACTGGTAATGCAACACTCCAAATTGGTGGTCCTGGTTTAAATAGAACAACTGGTTCGGCTCAAGTATTAACTAGCCCAACAGCTGAAACTACTTCCGATGTTATGGCGGCAGTAAACGGTTTACTTATTGTAAACGGTTTAGTTATTTCTAATATTACCGGATTATCGTTTAAGGTAGACGGAAAAGCTGCCGGTATGGGTGCTGTGGTTGGTTCAAATACTGCTCCTGATATTCAACGTGGAATTATTGAAGTTACTGGTCAATTTACAGCTTATTATCAAGATGGTGTATTACCAGCTTTATTTGATGCTGCGGCAAGAATTAATATTATCTCAATTATTGCAAATAATAATACAAATACAAGTGACTTTATTGGATTTACTTTATCATCTGTTACATTGGATGGTGATAATAAAGATGATGGCGATAAAGCCATTGTAAGAACTTATCCATTTACCGCAAGAATAAATGGTTTAGGTGGCGCTGCTCTTGCGGATGATAAAACTATTATCAGTATTCAAGATTCATTAGCGTAAATAATAGCTCCGTTAATAGCGGAGCTTTCTTTAACTTAGGAGTTTCAAAATGCCCACACCAAATACCGAAGAATTAGCCATACCTGTTGAAGTTCAACCTGCGGTTAAGTTACTATCACTTAACGATCTTAATGCTACCAAGGCATCAGAAAACAACTTTGAATTTGAATATTTAAATGAACACGGTGAAGAAACTGGATTCTTCATTACTGTTATTGGCGATCAGTCTAAAACAGTAAAGAATGCTATTTGCTCAAAGATCAATAAAGAACGTATGCAAATTGCTGTTCTTAAAAAGAGGGGCAAGGATGAACCTTTTAAGCCAATTGAAGATTTAATAACTGAAAATGTTGAAGGTGTTGCGGCTTGCATCGTTGGTTGGAGAGGTGTTCAAGAGCCTTATAGTATTGAAAATGCGATCTTTATCTGCGAAAATAATAAACTTATTTTTGACCAAGTTAAAGCAGCATCTGAGAATCTTGCAAATTTTACCAAGAGCAAATAGAGCAACTTCTTCTATTTGCTGAACGTGAATTTGAATTAAGTGCAGTTCAGGATGATAAATTAACATTAAGGGATCATTTACAAAATCTAGAACGCCAAACTGGTTTTACACCTGATCTTTTAAAACCAATTGAATTTCCAGAAGTTTTATATAAACCTTGGCAATATTTTAAAGAACTTACTTTAAGTGTATCGTGTACAGGTTTTGGAATTAACCCTATATCATATCAGGAAATTGCAGCTTGGAGTTTTCTAACCCAAACTGCAATAACTCCTGATGAAGTTAAGATTATAGTATCATTGGATAATATTCATCGAAGTTTTATAAATAAACAAAAGGATTAAAATATGAACACCTTTGAAACCTTAGGAATAGAATTTAAAAACAAAGGTGTTCAGCAATCTACAAATGAATTAAAAGACTTTGGACTTCAAGCTAAAGTAACTGAAAATTCAGTTCTTGCTCTAAGTAGTACACTTCAATCAGCATTATCTGCTGAAAAATTCTCAAAAGTTCAATCATTAACTAATTCTTTAAGTCAAATTAAGGAAAGGTATAATGCTGAGAAAAAATTAACTGATATGCTAATTGAAAATGAACAAAGAATAACCGCTAACGCTTTAGAAGTTAGCCGAGAAAGAAACTTAAAGTTAGCTAATGATACTGCATTTAGACTACAAAAAGAAGAACGTGATACTAAGGAATTAGCCGCTAGGACATTAAAAGTGTGGCAACAGTATTATGATGAACTTTTTGGATTAAAAACTAAGTATAGTGATGGATTAAAACTAGGCGGGAATGCACCTATAACTCAGGCTGTTAAACAAGATACAGCAAAAACATATAACTATGGAACTGGTGCTTCAACCGATTCCCCTATGGTTAAATCTCAAAAGGTTCAAGATGAATATTACGCCAATCTTAAAGTGCAAGAAGAAATGGCTGCACGTAAGCATAAAGAAGTTCTTGATAAAGAATTAAATGATGACAAGTCATACGCTAATTCTAAAAAGGTTATGTATGCTCAAATGTTCGATGAAATTGCAGCTAAAGAAAAAGCCGTAGCCGCTGCGTCAGCTCAAGCCCAAGTTAACCGTAACAATGTGGCAAGTCAGTATAAACAGCAAACGTCCGAAGCTGTAGCAGCCTTAAATCAACGTCTTGAGCTTGAGAAGGCAATTCGTATGAATGGTGCTAATAGTGTACAAGCTCTTGAAGTAATCACAGCCCAAAAAGAGATTTCTATTCGTAAAAATATGGCTACTCAAATATTACAAATTGAGAGTCAGTTATCTACTGGAGTTATTGCTAGTAGACAACTAGCCAATTCCTTAACTAAAGGTCTTACTAATCAAGCAGAAGCTCAGATAAATGTCAATAGGGCAACTTTAGAACACGCTCAGGCTGCTGATAAAGCTGCAAACGCGCATAGTCATTTTAGTAAGATTCTTGATAAGGGGTTATCTATAATGATAGCTATGGCTGCATATAGAACTATTTCATTCTTAGCTACGGTTCCAGCCGGTATTCTTGAAACTAACGTACAAATGGAACGACTAAAAGTACAGCTAGAAGGAATAATGGGTAATGCTAAGGATGCTAAAATAGAATTTGAAAGAATGTTATCATTGGATGTTAAAACTCCATTTGATATTCAAGGTTTAACCAAGACCATGATTATGTTGAAAGACTATGGATTAGAGCCTACTGATTTTGTAATGAAGTCTTTAACTGATACTGTGGCTAAATTAGGCGGAGGAACGGATACTTTAATAGGAATTAGTCGTCAGTTTGGTCAAGCATGGGCTAAGAATAAATTGCAAATGATGGATTTAAGACCTATGATTGAAAATGGTCTTCCTGCCATTTCATTGCTATCTGAGACATTGCATAAGACAGCACAAGAAGTTCTTGATATGTCACAAAAGGGAACTATCACTAGGGAAGTGATGATGAAAATGTTCGCCACAATGGAAAGTAAAGCTCCTAATGCTGCTGAACGGAACATGAAAACTCTATTTGGTGCATTGTCAAACGTAACCACAGCATGGACTCAATTGCAGGATGCAATGCTTGAAGATAATTCTGAAACAGCATTAAGAGGAATGTTAGAAAATTGGTCAACATTCTTGTTTAAGTTAACAGGAATGATTTCAAATAGAATAGATCAAAATTCAAGGTTAATTAAAAGTTGGAGAGATATAGCCGAAGTTCAAGCCCAGATAACTAAAGCTGAATCTGCTCCACCAAGTTATTTTAGCCTTGGGCCTAGTGTACAGGAATTAAAAAATAAAAAGAAAGTTCTTGAAGAATACCAAGATTCAATAATTAAAGCTATTACAGAAGAAGAACAAGCTAAATATAACCTTAAAAATAAAGCTGAATCTTCACTAGCTAATGACCAAGAAGCATTAGCATTTAATGAGAAAAAAGCTGAGTTAGAAACAAAGGCTGCAAATAAAAAACAAAAGGAATCATTACAAGAATTAGAAATGCAACAAAAGTTACAACAAGCTGAAAACAGTTATTCTAATAGTGTGGTTGAAAGCAAAATAAAGGATGTTGATAGAATTAGTAAAGCAAGGTTAGCAGCTTATGATTTAGATTTAAAAAGAAATGAACAAAACTTTTCTTCTAATAAAATAAATAATGAAGAAAGATTATCTAATGAAATAACTATTTTAAATAAAATTAAAGAAGAAACAATAAGAAGTAAAACTGAGATTTTAGAATATGAAAAACAAATAAGTTCTCAAAGAGTTGTTGATGCTGAGAAAGCTTGGGCTGTAATTAAAAATATTGAATCATCTAATCAAGGTGGTCAAGTTAACCCTAGTTCATCTGCATTAGGTAAAGGTCAAGCACTTATATCCACATTAATGGATCCTGGCGTTAAAGGTGTTAATCCTTTTGGGCCAGCTATTAAGGAAAACCTTGAATCAATGCGTGGTAACTTTGATAAGCTTAAAGAATTTACTGTTAAATATGAAGATGAATTAGAAGCTTGGCAACAAACCTATTTTAAAGGTTTAATTCTAAAAAATAAAGGAAACTTAACTAAAGCTCTACAACAATATGGTGACGGAAGTGAAAAATATTTATCTAAGTTCTTTGACCAATATGATAAGTTAACTGGTGTTAAAGAAAAAGAGCTTACTATTGCAAATAAAACAAAAGATATTGAACAGGAAAAAAGAAATCAAGAAATAAAAATTAATGCTGAAATTGCAGATGCTAAAAATAAAGGTGAACAATTAGCAGATCAATATCTTAAACGTGAACTGGATAGATATAATCAGTTAACAATGTCGGCTGAGAATTATTTAAGGGTTAAACTTAAAACAGAACTTGTTCCTCAAGACAAAATTGATGAAATTGTAACTAAAGTAAAAATTAATGATGATTTAGAAAAACAAGCAAAAAAATATGATGATACAAGTGCATCTATTAAAGCCTATGCTAATGAAGTTGATAAAACTTCTGATAGTGTTCAAAAATTTGGCGATATTTCTAGTGCATTATTTGATTCTAAAGCTGGTGGCCTAAATGAAATGGTTGGTATTTTTGAAAGAATGGGTAAAGCTATTTCTGATTCTGCAAATGAAATGGCTATACTAAATTCTAGACAAACTGAATTAGATTCATTTACTCCTGATAAAAATTCAAAGACTTTTCTTGATGATATTAAAAACAAAGAAAAAGCAACTGCTAAATTAGCTAAAGATAGAAAGAAAGCTGATAGTGACCAATTACAGCAAGAATTAAATAGCACTAGACAAATGGCGCAAGCTGCTTCAAAAATGTTTGGTGAGAAGACCAGTGCTGGTAAAGCATTCCATACTATATCAAAAATGCTGGCTATTGAAGAAATGGCTTTGGAAGCTCAGAAAGTTGCTGTTTATATTGCTGGAATGATACCGAAATTAGCTGCTGGTGCGGCGACAATGTTCGCCCAGTCCGGTTGGGGTGGGTTTGCTGGTGTGGCTGCTATGGCTGCTGTAATGGCCGGATTAGGGGTATCAATGATGGGAGGTGGTGATAAACAAGCACCGATTCAACCAGAAAGCCCAAGTACCGGTACAGTGTTAGGGGATTCAACCAAAACAAGCGATTCAATTAATAATGTTGCTGGAATACTTAAAGATGTTCATTTTAAAGAATATAGAGAATTAAAAGGTATTAATAAAGGAATTGAGAATTTACAAACAGGAATTACCAGTTTTGTTACTAAATTATTTCAAGCCGGCGGTTTGAATACACCGTCTATATCAGGGTTAGGTAATTCACTTCCAGGTGGAATGGCTGGAATGGGAAGGGCGTTTGTTGATGGTCTTAGAACAATGTGGACTTTTGGAATGAGTAAAGTAATAGGTGATCCTATTGGTGATTGGATTTTAGGTGGCTTATTTGGAAAAACTAAAACAAGTATAACAGGTGGCGGTATTTATGCTGGTGGAAATAAATTAAGTAAGATTTTAAATGGTGGAAATATATCTGCTGCACAATATACAGAAGTTACGTCTACAACTAAATCTTGGTTTAGTAAATCAACAAGTATTAGAGAAGTTCTTACACCAATATCTGCAGATATTAAATCAGGACTAACCAAAATATTCAAAGGCATGGGCGAGAGCATGGTAAGCATGTCAAATGAATTTGGTAAGGACATGACCGATAAAGTAAATAGTTATATTATTCCAAGATTAAAAATTAGTTTAAGAGGACTAACTTCGGATCAAATGATTAAAAAGCTTGATGGTATTTTATCTACACAAATGGATAGAATGACCACAAAGATATTTGGTAGCTTGATTGCTCAATATCAAAAGCTAGGTGAAGGCATGTGGGAAACAGCCGGTAGATTATTAATAGAAAAAGCTGTTGTTATGGATGCACTTAAAATGACTAGAGGAAGTTTTATTGGTGATGCAATTGCAATGGCGGATGGAATAGCCACACTTGCTAAAGGAATAACTAATTTTCAAACTTTATTTCAAGACTATTATAGTACATTCTATACCGAAGCAGAGCAATTAGCTAATACTACAAGAAAATTAACAGAATCATTAACTGATATGGGAATGTCAGTTCCTAAAACTAGGTTAGAATATAGAAAATTAGTTGATGCTCAAGATTTATCAACACAAAAAGGAAGAGAACAATATGTTCAACTCTTAGAACTTGCTAATGCAGCTGATATTTATTATAAAAGTCTTGAAACACTTAATAATTCTATGAAGTTATTGGGAGAGGAAAACTTTAAAACAGCTGTAGATTATCAGCGTTATGTTTCACTTGCAAACCTTGCGGGTATTAGCGGTGCATCAGATAAAATGACACCTAATGCAAATACAACTTTTATGCCTCCTAATTCATCATTTGGAATAAATGGCTTAGTGGATAATAGAGAACTAATTGCAGAAATTAAGTTTCTTCGTCAGGAAATTGCTAAAATGCAAGCAAGCGGTAACGATACAAGTTATAATACTAAGAAAATGGCAGATTTACTGCAACGTGTTACCCGTGATGGTGACTCATTGATAACTACACCCGCATAAAGGTTACAATATGAAAGTAATTCCGCCTATTACGATTACCGAGTCTGGCGCTTTTTCGCGTGCATCAACCGCTACCTATTTTGATAGTACCGGCCAGTTGGCGACGGCTGCAGTTGATGAGCTAAGGTACAGTTATGATCCAGCCAATTTATTAAATGGACCGAAGATATTAATTGAACCAGTAGCCGCTAATATATTGTTGTATTCAGAGGATTTAACTAACTCCGCATGGATAACTAACGCCCCTAGTATTATATCTGCTACAAGTCCGAGTGGTGCTTTCCCGGCAAGTTTAATCAGCTATTCTGCTGCTAACGCACAAACCTATCAAGTCTCTAACGTTTCACCGAGTACCATTTATACATTTTCTTATCTTGTCGAGCTTGGCACTAAGTCAAGTAATAGCTATGCAATCTATGACCAAACCAATTTAGCCTTTATTGTAGTCTCTACCATTGCCACAGAGGTTAGAAGCACGGGTTTAGCGCGCATCACCGTCACGTTTACAACACCGGCATTATGTACACAAGTCAGATGCTATCCGGATCGGAATGATACGGCGGTATCTGGGTCAATTTTTGTAGGTTGCTGTCAGTTAGAGTTAGGATCAATTGCTAGCTCATATATCAAGACGCTTGCAGCGCCTGTTACCCGTGCCGCTGATATTTACACAAAGCAAGTAAATTCGAATGTGGTTGGAGCTGCTCCGGCTGTTTACAATGCAGGCACAACCTATGCAGATGGAGCTACTGTCAGCGTGTCGGGTACTCTAGGCAATATGATATGTTTTGAATCATTGCAAAATAGTAATCTTGGTAATACTCCGGGAGCAAGCCCGTTATTTTGGAAATATATTGGTAATACTTATGCTACTTATTCCGCTTCCACTAGCTATGCACTCAGCTTTAGAGTTCAGGATAATGACACTTATAAAATATATGAATCTTTACAGGCTGCTAATATTGGTCATCTTTTAACTGATACAGCATGGTGGTTAGAAATCGGTCCTACTAATAACTGGGCGATGTTTGATTTGTTGCGCAATACTCAAACCTCTAGGATTGATAACCTTATTGTCTCATTAAATCCAGGAGAACGCGTTGATTCTTTAGCCCTGCTAGGCTTGGTAGCTAATCATGTCAGCGTCTCAGTAGAGCATGATGGAATCGAAGTCTATAACTACTCTCAGTCTTTGGATACCAGACAGGTATCTAACTGGTATGAATATTTCTTTAATACTTTCTCAACACAAAAATCGTTTGTTCTTTTTGATTTACCTCCCTATGTTGATGCAATTATTAGTATTACTTTAACGGTCACATCTGGCTACGCTAAATGTGGAGCAATAGTAATTGGTTTACAGCAAGACTTAGGTGGTATACAATATAATGCAGTATCTGACGTATTAAATTTTTCTACTGTTAATCGCGATTTTGCTGGTGGTACATCGTTACTTGTACAACGTAGAAATGTACCAAAAACAATTTCTAATATTCAAACTCCTAAAGCTTGGCTTAATAGAATTAGAGATACAAGGGACTTACTTAATGCAAGCCCTGCTGTTTGGTCAGGACTAGATGATAATTTATCAGAATATTTTGAATCATTTTTAATTCTTGGCTATTATAAAAAATTTAGTATTAATGCATCACATCCCGAAGATGCAATCATATCATTAGAAATAGAGGAAATATAATGGCTCTTACTCCACCACCAGAAGCACCACAAACTAATAATCCTACTACTTTTGCTGCATTAGCGGATGCTTTAATTGCATGGTTCTCAGTTTTTGTAGCTGAAATTAATCTTGTTATTGTGGCAATGAATCTTAACAGCACTAACTCTACTAGCACAACAAGCCTAACCATTGCAACCGGCACCCAAACACTGACAGTGCAGACAGCAAAAAGCTATCAAATCGGTATGTCGGTTAAGATTGCATCAACGGCTAATGGTGCTAACTGGATGCTTGGAGATATAACGGCTTATAATACCGGGACTGGATCGCTAACAGTTCAGGTATCGAACATTAATGGGTCAGGTGGTCCACTTACTGCTTGGACGATTAGCCAATGTGCTCCTAAAGGGGCTGCTCCAGGGGTTAATAATGATATTACACAGCTTACAGGATTGACAACTCCGTTAAGTGTTGCCCAGGGTGGTTGTGGTTTGGCTACAGGAGCCAATTTATTAAAAATGGCCTTTTCTCAATCATATATTTATACAACTACATATACGTTTACAATTACTTCGAATGTGTGCGTTATAACGCACACAGGGCATAATAGGATTGTAGGAGATAAAATTTATGTAAGCAGATCAGGAACAGGGCCATTTGCACCAGGAACAGATATTCCCATAGGATTTTATACAATCAATAGTATCGTTTCTGGAGTATCTTATAGCTTTCCAGTTACTGCAATAAATGCAACCGGCCCTGCTTTAATATCATCATTTGATGTATTGTTAGGTGGGACAATAATTCAAACATCATTATTAGTTGCTAATATTACATTTGCAACAGCAATGGCTAATAATAGATATTCCGTTGTTTTTAATAATAATGCTTCATGGCCTGTTAGCATATCAAATAAAACAACAACAGGATTTACTATTATCCAATCAACAAATCACACACCAAATGATTTTTCTGTTTTTGGTATTTAATTTAACAGATCAATATTAAAATCATAAACATGAATTATATCAGCGGTTAAGTATGGAGAGCTATCACGATAGCTCGTGTCATATTTAATGATGCTGCCAGCAATAATTTTTTTTATTTTGCTGTGATAAATGATTTTAGTATCTTTATCTATAAGAAAATAAGAATCATAATTTTCAAGTATTGTTGTTTTAATAAAATTCTTTGTTGATAAGGTGACAATCTCGCCATAATTATCATCAGGATTAAATGGTTCAGATTCATCGGCAAAAGCATTGCAGACGAGTTGTGACAAAATAATAGCTAAAATTAATATTTTTTTCATTTTTGTTCCTTAATAGTTTAGAAGTTAAAAGGTTGCCAGCACTTACCCGACTGGCTTAGGTTATAGTTAATTACCCTTTAAATACTTTATGAGTTCTTGAAAAATTTTGAGCAATTAATCTGCAAACTTCATTTGCATAAACACGAATCTCATACTGAGCTTTTATATCTTCCCTTAGTGCTAAGAACGCAAGCCAATTACGTAGGTTAGCCGTAACACGCATACGGCTATAACGACCTACAGGTAAAGGTAAACGGGCTAATTCTTTAGGGATTCCAATCTCTAAACCTAGTTCATAGGTTTTTTGTACTGCTTCATAACTTTGTTGTAATGCTTCAAGCCAAACTATAGAATTTTCTACCGTTAGTGCAACTCCATTAGCAGATTGTGCTTGCCTATTTGTGGTCATAGAATTAGATCCAGTCATACACCTTTCAATAGTAGGAATATAATTATCATCAGGTAAAGGAACATAACGAGCTGAAACTTCACTATAGGATTGTGTTCTGTGTCGATGCCATTCCCTAAATACCATAATAGGTGCTTTTACTTCTATGGTCATTCCAGCAAATTCAAAAGGAGTTGAATGACAATTTTTCCAAAGATAAGCAAGTAATTTTTCATCACCATCATGTAAGGGAGTAAGATTATCCCAACGAAATGACTCACATATAGAACATGATTCATCATTCATAGAATTAAGTGACATAGTTCCATCACCATTATTTCTCCACTGGCAACCACACTCAGAACATTCTCTAACAGGCAACCATCCTAGAAATCCTTTATCAGTTGACATTCTAGCAGTTTCAATAATTATTTTATCAGAACCCCAAATTTCTATTATTTCAAGATAACCTTTATCAAGTATTTCAGTTCTCATTTAGTTTCTTTCCTCTTAATGCATAATAAATTATTTTGTTAATTTCACGAATAAAACTACCACCATTTTTAACTGCCCGTTCTTTTATTGCATAACACGCTTTAAAAACTTCATGTTGCCAAGGTTTCATATCCTTATATTCAATAAGATCATTTAATGTTTGTGGGCATAATTCTTGAATTAAATGTGCCGCATCATTAACTGATATTCCTTCATCCTCAATTTTACAGATAATTAATTCTATATCACTTATAGAAGGTAAAGGTAAAGCATAATAATCAGTACTACCTCCATTATTTTTTGAGTTTAATTTTGCACCAATCATAACCATATATTCCTATAAAAAGTAAAAAACCTAGTATAAATCCTAGTATATTTGAAAATGGTTTACTTAAAAATTCTTTAAATGTCATTTTAATTTCTTCCTTTTCTTAAGTTCACGCCTAATTAAAGCTGCTAACGATTGATGCTCATTAGATTGTATTCTATGATTAATTTCTAGAAGTTCAAGATCACCAGTTGATGCAGTTTTATAATTATCAGGTAATTCTTTCATTATAAAGGGTTCCTAAGATAAAGTTTGCATATAGTTAAGAATATTATAATAAATAATAAACAATAAAATTCTTTATTATCCATTTAACTATTTATCCTATGTCGTACATGCTTCTCAAATACAAGTAAAAACGTCTCAAAATCAATCTCAGCTCTACATGCACCAAATTGATTATTAGGTAAGCCTACAAAAGCTCCCATAACGCACTTCCATTGCTTTCTTGTTTGCCTATAAAGCAAAACAGGAGTTTCTCCATTTTTGTTAGCTGCGGCAACGCATTGCTTCCACCACGTATTAATACTTAATAATTCTTGACGTTTAACTTCTATTCCAAAGCCATAAGTATTAATAAGGTCATTTCCGCCAACTGCGGTTTGTTGCTGGTTTCTTTGCACAAAATAATTGTGGTTACTTTGTAAAGTAATAGTAGGGTCTTTTTCTTTTAAGACCTTAATTATTATTCCGTTTAAAGTAGTTGCAATCTCGCGTTCAGCAGATGCACCTTTTGTTCTGATATTAATTGCCATTTTAAATTCCGTAAAATCTATCGTATATTTTTTCAACTTTCTTTCTAGCTTCAATAAAATTAGCTTTCATACCATCAGCCATTCGGTATTCAGGATTATACGATTTAAAGAATTTTACAAATTTTAATAATTCAATTTGTTCTTCTTTAGTCAATATAATTTGATTATTTTCTTCAGACATTAGTCATAAGCTCCGTTCAATAAATTACGTTTAAAATTCTCAACAGCCATTAAAATATCGGCTTTGTTACCCGTACTAGCTGCACAATAAACACTTCTATCGGGCATTTCACCAATAATTAAAACCATACTAAGGTTTCCTTGAGCTGCTTGTAAAACACAATCACAAGATAATATATCTTGTTGAATTTTTTCTTCATTAATTTTTCCTTCATCATTAATTTTCTTAACTAACTTTAAAGTAACCACATTATTATTTGACATTTAATTCCCAATTATCCCTAGGTTTTCTACCTATTACTTGCAATGAACCATCATTATTAAGTATGTACTAATTTTTACCTATTAGTTTCATTCTTACAGGGTTTAAACCAAATTCAGCAGACCATTTATAAACTAATTTAAGCTTAAATAGTCGTATTTTATTTTTTATACTTCCAAATAACATTTGAATCCTTTATAATTAAACTACAGTTAAAGTATACCAAAATTAAAACTTAACACAAGTTAATTTTTAGCGCCTATATCAATAAGAATATCTTCACATTCTTGAATATACCACTGGTAATTTATATCAGTGGGAAATTCTTTTGGCAGTTCCATTAGAGGTTTAGCATTTTCAGTTCTTGCAACTCGATTTCCTGATTTAGCATAGACAATTGCTCCTTCAATATCATTTGCATAATACCAGCGTATTGATTTTCCAAGATACTCAGTTCTATCACCCCATACTTTAACCCCTCCGCCTTTAACATCCCGAACAGTAACAAACTTTGTAATATCACGAGATTCAAGAATAGTATCTTCAATTCGTTTGCCCTTAGTTAAATATTCTGTTACTGCATCAATGCAGATTAAATTGGTCGGGTTTTTATGAAGTCTGAATGTACTATTTTTATCATTCCAATGATTTGAATAAGCTCCTTTATGTTTAACCTTACCGTCAGTCTTTATTGCAATATAGTTATTAACATCACGGCTATAAAGAGCTGAGTATAAAGTTTCTTCCATTTTAAACTCAGTATCACGTTCCCATTGCTTAACAATTGCATTAAACTCAAATTCTCGGTCACGTCTAAGGTAAGTTACAACACCGTCAGTATTAGCACTGACTACCTGAAAACCAGCTAATTCAAGCCGTTCTATTAGCATCAATAGGCTTAATTGGCCGGTTAATGTGGTCATAATCACCAAAAAAGGTGAATACAACATTGAAAATATAGAACCAAATTTTCCGAATGAACCGTTAATAACAATCTTTAATGAATCAGATTCTTTCTTTCGTCCTTTAGTTTTAGCGTCAATACGTCTTATAACAATTTTATTATAAATAGTTAAGAATAGTTTACCGAGCTGCTTGGGAAATAACTGTAAATTTAATATTATTCTGGGATAAAATGATTCAACGTCAACATCCTTTAACATATATTCTGAATTAGATTTATAGCATACTGATTTTTCTGTGCTATGTAATCCACCTATGCCTAATTGGTACTTCATTTTACCAATAGTTATAGGAAGAGTTTTAACATTTTCAGGCAAGCTTATTTTTCCCGATTCATTAACTATAAAATCTGTATATTGAATATTAGTAAGAACCCATTGCATTAATGCCGATTGATATTTAAGAAACTTAGGAGTTTTATATTTATGAATAGCCCCAATTTCAGGTTCTGGCCTTTTTAACCTTCCCGAACCCATCTTTTTTAATTCATTTCCTATTACAGATTCTGCAATTTGAGCATCAGATTTTGAACAAAGTTCCTCATTGTATTCAGCACTTAACTCCATGCGTAAATCAATTTCTGTAATTAATGCGTCATGTAATAATAAAGTATTTCTTAGATCGTTAATACAATAATATCTAACTATTGCAATTTGATCCTGTGATAATCTTATCTCAGGAGGGAATGGTAAATCCTGCATTTTTTCACAATGTAATCTACCTGAATAAATTTTAAGATTAGCACTTAGGGGAGCAACTTCAATTAAATCTATGTGGTGATGCAGAATTGGGCGTTTAGCTTTATATTGTCTTAGAACTTCATGTGGCCTTAAATTATAAAGAATTATTGAATAGGTTATTTCTTTTAATTTATAAGTATCATAACCAGCAATAGCACATGAAAGTAAAGGTATATCAAAGTTTATCCCATTAAAACTGACTATTGTGAAATTCTCTATAATTGCACAAATAGCCATTCGGTCTATTTTATTGTATTCCTGTATTTCATAAAATATAACTTTCTTAGTTATAACAGACATGAAAGCAATAAGGAAATAATTTTGGTATGACTCAATATCGAAAACTAGTCTTTCTTTATTTTGATAAGCTTCATACAAATCATTCTCAGTCATTAAATCGACTTTGAATTCTAATGCTTCTTTTAAATACGGTAAATAATCATCTCTTAACCACACTGGTTCTGGTGGAGTATTTTTAATAACTTCTTTCTTTACTTTAGGTGGAACGTAATCGTCCCAAAAAAGCCCTGTTTGGTCGTTACGAGCCATTAGTTAAAATCCTGAATTGCAGTCAGAAGAATTAGTTGCCCATTGTGAGCATGGATTTAATTACGCTATTTCTATTTGTATCCAAAATAAAATAATAGGCTAAGAATAAAAATTAATATATTTCTCATTAATAACCTCTTGAATATAAAACTCACTGATTAGAAAAACATACTGCCGATACTATCGACATAAGTAATATAAATTTCATCTTCTCATTCCAATGATTGCACCGCGAAGTTTATCACCAAAGAATTTTGCTGGTTGTTGATTCCAGTCAATTAATGTGGCAACACCGTTAAGAAGTTTAAGCATATCTATATTATAAATAGCTTGAAAGTTCATATCAGAAATCTCATAATTTGCACTTGTTGTTAAATCTGATGATGCACTAATAATGCCATCTATAATATGAATAGAACCTAGTTTATCTACAAAAGGTTTAAGCACATCTAAAGCTTCAAATAATTCAGAATTAAATTTAATAGGATTACTTTCAACGTTTAGTATTCGTAGCATATCAGGCCAATTTGTTTCAAGCAACTGACTTTTTATCCATTTACCATCCTCATAATGTAACGTTATAGACTTCTCACAAACTTGAATTTTAATAGGAGAATCACCAATTCTAATCATTTCACGGATAGCTTGTTTAGGAATATTTATTGGTGTTGCTGGTGCAAATCCTAACCAATGCTCAATAATGCACACGTTATTGGTGGCATATATACTACCATTGCTTAATAATGCCCCGTTAGCCCAAGGACGGCTAGCATCATCACCTATAAAGTTATAAACCCTAGTCAATGCCTTAATAAGTAAATCACCGTCAATATCAAACAATTCTCCTTCGGGTTCAATTAGCGGAGTTTCTTCTTCAATGCACTCAATAAATGCTTTAAACTTTCCACTTTGAACTTTTAATCTACCTGTATCAGTTAATGAAAGAACCACAGTATCATCGCAGTTCTGAATAGCTTTAACTAATAAATCTGCTTTAGGCTTACAATCTATATTAAATGCAATTGGCGAACTAAGAGCTAAAAGACCATTGTAGGCAGTAACTATTCCATCTTTAATTGCAAAGTGGGTTAGAAATGCTACAAAGTCTTTCTTAGCAACGGCACCAGCTACAAATTTAAGTTCTTTTAACATTAAAATAATTCCTGAATTCTATTAAAATCCATGTTACATCCTTTTTGATTATGATCTTTCATAATTTCACCCATTGACCATAAATTGTACGCTACACGACTTTGATAAATTGTACTTAATCTTTCGTAATTAAAACCAGCATCAGTTATTATTTTTAGAATTTTAGTTTGTTCTTCATTTGACATATTAGCCAGATGAGATCCTTTAACGTGTCGAGCTGGTGAATTTGTGGATACTGTGATATTTCTAAATTCTTTAGTTACAATCATCCCGAAAGATGCTGATTGAATCCATAATGATGAATCCACTGAATACCAAGGATACCTTTCAATTAATGAATCTGATGTTACACCAAAAGCATGAACTTTTAATCTAGGTGTCCCACTAGAGTCTAATAAATAGTTTGACCAGATTCTATCTAACCATTTAGTTAAATCGGTTCTAGACTTGCCTACCATTCCTCCAATGGTTATGTAAGGATAATATTTTATATACCACTCTAGGTATTTTGGATCTTCACCATAATGAAAACAAGGAAGTGGTCTAATTCCTTGTTTTTCCATATACTGTTGGTTATTCCATGTTTTTAAAGGATCACCAATACCATCGAGAATAGAAACCATTAATACATCATCATCTACATAAAAAATATCTTTATTTTCTTTTATGTAATTACAATAATTATCTATATTTATCTCTGCACCAATATTCATTGCAGAAAATGCGCCAGAATCTAAAAATATCTTCGCGCCATCAGCCCTCATTTCATCAACAAATTTTTGTTTGCTAACGTAATGATATGATTCTAGAATTGGACCCCTAGATGCGTCATAAACTTTTTCTTGCTCATGTTCTTCAAGTTCTTTATGCTTGTTTTGTCCACGACAATACTGGTTTGTATAAACTGCGGCGGAATATATCTTCATTACAAAGTTCCAAATAGATGCAGTTCTCGTTTAGCTTTTATGTAAGCTGCACTAGCTTCCTCTATGGTTTTAAAATATCCTAAGTGATGTTGCTTTCTATTTATTTTAATTTTTAAATAAATAAAACCATCTTTTCTTAGATAAACACCGAGAACTCCAGTTGATAAATTGGAATATTTACAATTAGTTAGTCTTGTAAATAAACCTATTTCAGGGTTATAGTGAAGTAGACTTTTTAATAGAATTTGATCCATTTATGATCTCGCTAATGCTAAAAATTCAGCCCTTACTTCTGACTCGGTTAGAAAATTACCTCTTAGTGCTTGTGTTACGGTTTCCGAATTATGACTACGTATACCTCTTGCTTCTACACAAAGATGCCTAGCACTAATCCAAACCCCAACCCCTAATGGATTTAAGTGTTCAAACATAGCATTTGCGATCTGATTAGTCATACGTTCCTGCACTTGAAGACGTTTTGCGTACATATCACAAAGTCTATCCATTTTGGATAGACCTACTATTTTTCCATTGGGTATATAAGCAATCGTACAATTACCAATTATGGATTCCAAATGATGCTCGCATCTTGAATAAAACGGTATATTTTTACGTATCACCATTTCATCACAACCATCAGCTCCATCCTCAAAACACTTAAGAATTTCTTTTGGATCCTTTGCATAACCACTTGTCATTTCTATCCAAGCTTTAGCCACACGTTCAGGTGTTTCTAATAAACCGTTACGAAACCTATCCTCACCAATTGAAGATAAAATTATACTAGCTGCACTTTCAAGATTAGCTTGCTTTGTACCTTTAGCTAATCGTTGTTCTTTAATTTCACCGTCTTTTTCATTCGCCATAAGTCACCGAACATTTTCTAGTTTCATCAATAGTAACAGAAACTAATTTAATTCCTGTACCAAGTAATTGTTGTGGCCCAATTATATCAACTAGGTATTCTGACATATTTTCAGCCGTAGGATTAAATGGTACGAAAACAATTGATTCTCGTAACTCATTAAATGAATCTGTACATAATACTGATTCAGATTCCTCAGTTGAAATAAATAAGCCATTAATAACTTTATCATTCTCCCAAGCCAAAAACTTGTGATCCCAATTATCTTCTAACCACATGCATAAACGGCTTTTAACTTCTCCAAAATCAATAACTCGGCCAATAGAATCTAACTCATTATTATCTGCAACACAATGAAAGTGAACCCTCCCGTTGTGTCCGTGCAAATGACGGCACTTCCCTTCATGACCAACCACTCTATGGCCGTAACTAAAATCATGATAGCGTTTTACTATAAATCTAAACTTGCATTGGTTCATTATGAATATCCTTGTATGTTAATTTTTCTTTAATTAAAGCTACACAAATTCGTTGTATTTTATATTCCTTTGCTATATCGTTGTCAGGTCTAGGGTCATTGAAGACTTTTAAGGCATCCTCGCTACTTAAAAGTCTACGCCATTCAGCGCCTTCCCTACCGTGAAGTTTTCTATCAATCCAATTTTGTTTACTGGTTCCCCAACATAAATTTGAATTATCATTATTAGACGGATCTCCATCTAAATGTCGTCCTTGTTCACAGCGAGTAGGTGATCTTTGAAATACAGTTAGAATAAGTCTATGAAGTTTAGTTGTATAGTTACCAAGACTTAAAATTCTATAACCGTTTTTATCAATATCAGGTTTTCTCCATTTTGAATTATTCATATCCCAAACCGCACCATCTTCAAAAATTCTAAAAATATTACTTTTTATTTTAACATCTTTATAGATATAATCTCGTTCTGGTGGTTTAGAAATTATAACTATATTTCTTGCGTTTAATGTTGCCATTTTAAATGCCTATAAAGTTATGGTTTGCCATGTAACTATAAACACTTATTATGGTTAACTCAAGTTACAACTAATATCATGGTATCTTTTAACTTGATATTTAGGCATTATTAGTCCTTAATCTTTAAGATAATCTAAACGTAAACTATCATAGTTTGAAGTTTCTGGAATATCCATTAACCCTTCATTTATAGCCCGTGTAACCAAAGGATCTGGTAAACCAGCATCTTCAAAACCCTTAGCTCTTAACACATTTGCATGATTCATATCAATAGGTGGATATTTGCCGTCATAGCTTGTATGGCTAAAGCCTAATGCGTGCCAACACTCAGGCATACTGTGTGCAATCTTAACAGTGTCTGCTTTTGATAAGTGCAGTAAAGGAGCATCAATCAAAAGTTCTTTTAAATTCTTTGTATAAGTTCCTAATGATATATTAGCCATTGTTTCAAAGAAGTTTTTAAAATCTTCAGTACAGTCGGGATAATTTGCATTGTCTTCCTGGCAAATCCCGATAACCACAACATCACAACCTAATGCTACAGCCCTATTCATTGCTATAGTAAGGAACAATGTATTTCTCATTGGAACAAATGTATTTTCAATGCGAGAACCTATAACCTTTTCCATTTGGTCTGCGTCTTCATAACGTTCAAGATCAGCCCCGTTGTTTGTTAAAGGGGATGCTGATTTTAAAATATAAGGAATATTTATTACTTCGTGAGAAGAAACTTTAGCTAGGGAACCAACATTTAATGCCGATTCAATTTCAATTGAATGATTTTGTCCATAGTCAAAAGTTATTGCATGGATTTCATCATACTTTAATTTAGCCAAGAATAAACATGTGGTTGAATCTTGACCGCCAGATAATACTACTAATGCTTTAGATTTTTTCATTACTTCCATCCTTATTTAAGTTTAATGCTTCTTTAAGATCATTATAGGTAACAATTGATCTTGCTTCTTTATTATCAACCTTTTTGATAAATTTTTTAGCTGCTAGATCATAAAGATTTAATCTAGCAAGCTTATTCATTATTGTTTCATTAGGATTTGACATTACTCTACTCCTATAATTTTATGAATTTGCAAGCAAAGAATATAACCGTATTTCATAACAAGTTCTTTACAAGCATTAATATTTTTTGCATTCTCAACTACGCTTTTAACATCAGCAGGTTGAATGTAAATTGGAATTCTATCATCATTAGTTAGGTATAAATGACCAGAGTTAACATGCTCAAGAGCTTTTAGCGGAAACCCATTATCATTCAAATTATTGTGGTCAATTACATATTTAAATGCAGAAACTTCTTTAGCTAATCTACTATTAATTAATGTTGTTTTAGGACTACAAATAATATGTAGATTAGAATTCCAATAAGGTAACTCTCGCCATATTGTTCCATTTGTCTCGATTTGAACTATAAAACCAATATTTAATAATCTATTAACTAAAGGAAGAATATTTTGTCTAAATGGTTCACCTCCTGTAATTATAGCCAATTTAATTTCAGGATAGTCGAATGTAACTTTAGAAATTTCCTTTTGAATTTCCAAAGATGTATAATTACGTCTACCTTTTATATAGTCAGTATCACATAATGGACATTGAAGATTGCAACCAGCTAATCTTATAAAAACAGCAGCATGACCAGAAAATGGTCCTTCACCTTGAATTGTTGGGAATATAGAATGAACCGATAACATAGTATCGTCATTGATAATTTTTTCTGGGGATTGAGTATTCATATTAACCTTGTGTGTCATAGAGAACAAGTTAAGGGGATAATTGCTATCCCCTTATTAAACCGAAAAGTAGTTATTCAGTAGATGCCGCAGCCAACTTTTCAGCTTCTTTATCAGCTTTATCCTGTGCAGCTTTAGCAGCTTTTTCTGCCTTCTCTGCATCTTTAGCAGCTTTATCAGCAGCCTTTTTAGCTTTAGCTTCCGCAGCCTTAGCATCCTTTTCAGCTTTAGCTTTAGCTTTTTCTGCTTCCGCTTCTGCCTTTTTTGCAGCAAGTTCTTCAGCCGTCGGTTTAATGTCTTTTAAACCGTGAAAGGTTTTCCATTTGTAATATTGAACACCAATTGTAATTGGATTGAATTCTGCAAGTAATGGACTTTCAATTAACTCTTTTCGAGTTACTAAAGCACCCTTATTATTTGAGATACTTGTACAGAACGCCCAAATTTGCCCGCAAGTAGTTTCAGATGCTGGTGTTGAGATACCATTTTGAATAATGCGAGCTTCTTTAACAGGCTTCTCAACCTTAGCCGCTTTAACCGCTTCTTTGGCTTCTTTTGCAGCCAATTTTTCTGCATCTTTTGTAGCTTTAGCTATAGCTTTGGCTTCTGCCTTAGCTATAGCTTCTGCCGCTTTAGCTTCTTTGGCCGCAGCAGCTTTGGTTTTCTTATCTTCGACAACGGTATTAACAGCAGGTTCCAATTCAATAACCGCAGGTTCCAAACTTACGATATTAGATTGTTCTTGAGTTTCACCGTCCATCAACGATTGAAGGTTGGCTAATTCTGATTCAGATTGTGTTTGTTCTGGCATGGTAATATCCTCAGTGGGTAAGAAAAAATAAATTTAAACAGCATGGTTATATTAACACTATTATACTTCTTTGCAAGCGTTATTTTCAGTAAATTAAAAATAATTTTAAAACGGGACTTCTTGATCATCAATATAATTAGAAACTTTTAAGGTATCAAAAGGTATTGAATCATCGTAAGGAACAAAATCTATTTCATCTTCATTTGATATATCCTTTATTATAGGAACTACTGTATTTGTAAATATGTGGTCAACTATCTCAGGGTATTTTTTATTTATCCAAACTCTAATATGACTAGGAGTTCGTAATGAATCTACTAAATATAAAGCTGCTAAAACACTGTCAGGGGATGAAAAACCTGTTCTTGCTTGCCACCAGTCGTTAGCTTTATTCTTAGGATAACCTGTATGTTCAATACCCACATATTCAGTGAAGTGTCTTAAGCCACAATAATATGTTACTTTTAGACTTGTTTTGCCTCCCTGTTTTGTATGTTTGGCATAAGTCATTTGATCTATTTTGAATTCTTGAAATTCAGGTATATCCTGTTTAATTAATTCTAATGTCCCTGCACTATCATTTATCTTAACTTGCATAGTAAATTCTGCACCACAATATATACAAATTCTTGCTGTAGCATGGTTATAGCAGTTACATACTTGGCAAAGCCTAACTGGTGCGCTTCCCGCCTTACCTTGCCCCTTTTTCTTAGGGATAACAGGGTCATTTATAGGGCCAAGCCTTGCGGTATTACCAGCAAAGTCTAGCACTAAAGTATTTTCTTTTGTGTAATCAAATCCCGCTTTGTATTGTTGAGGATCTAACCAATCATAAGGTCTAGTTCCCCGTCCATATTTTTGAACATGCATACTGGATGATGTTGTAGGATATAAATCGATAATTGTATCAATAGGAGGGTGATTAAACCCAGTAGTCATAACTCTAAATCCAACCAATGCTTTTATCTTACCTGTTTTAAATAACCTAAATCGTTCATCACGTTCTTGAATTTTAATCTTTGAATGAATACAAGTAGCACTTACATCTAGTTCTTCAAGTATTTCTACTATATGTTCACAATGTTCAATTCCCGATGCAAAAATTAACCAACAATTCCTATCATAAGCTAATTCACAAGTTTCTTTAAGAGCAGCCAGAGTTATAGAATGTTTATCAACAGCTAACTGTAACTGTCCTTTAGCAAAATCACCATCTTGACCTAATTTAACTCCACTTAAATCTAATTGATAATTTGTTTTCTTTGGAATTAAAGGGCATAAATAACCTTCCGTAATCATTTTATTAAAAGACTGCATATCGGTTATATCATAACAGAAATCTGTAAATAAATTTCCTTCTGTTAGTAAACCTAAACCCTGCCTCCAAGGAGTAGCTGTAAACCCGATAACTTTAAGTCGAGGATTAATTGTTAAAAGAAAATCAATAAACATTCTATACATGGTTTCATCATTATCTGAAATAAGATGACATTCATCAATAATTATTAAATCTATTTTTCCAAAAGCAGCAGCATTTTTATAGATTGATTGAATACCAGCAAAGATTATTTTCTTATCAATATCACGCTGATTTAAAGATGATGAATTAATTCCAATAGGCGCAGTATGCCACATACCAAGAAGTTCTTTAGCATTCTGGTCTATCAATTCCTTTACATGAGTCAAAACTAAAACTTTCTGATTTGAGTAAAGGTAAAAAGCTTTCATTAAGAACATTGAAATGATTACAGATTTTCCTAAACCTGTACCTACTGCACAAATAGGATTTCCTCTACCACCATTCTCAAAATATTTAAAAATGGCGTTTAAGCAATCAATTTGGTAGTATCTAGGTTCTATCATCTTGGGTTCTCTATTTTTATGTTTGTAGTTTAAATATTCTCTTAACACATTTACATATTAAATTCTGGTTTTAAGTTCTCATAACCTTGAGATTTAAGAACTTTCTTAATAATTTTAGCCCCAACTTTAAGCAACGTTACAGCTTTATCCAATCGTTTAATTGCTTTTATCAGTTTCATTCTCAATCAATATTTCAATCTCATGTATCTTTTTTCTAAGATCGTCATATTGTTCTTGTAGTGGTTTACTTGGCCTAATATTTTGTGGTGTTTCTGCTGTATGCCAACAAGTCATCTTATTCTCCTATTTAATTGAATTATGAACATCACATCCTACTAATTGTTTTTCTTTAGTAAGAATTTCACCAGTAAAACCACATATCCATTCTGCATTTTCTATAGGTTGACTATGGACACAAGTTCTACAATTGTGGTCAGGCTCTGCACCAAAGAAACAAACTGGTCTATGGTCACAAAATCTGCATTTATAATAAGCAGAAGTTTTACTTATTTTGTCTGGAGGTTTTTGCATTGCAATTAAAGTATCAGCTAATTCTAATTTAGCAATTGCAAGTTCTTTGTCAGCAATAATTATCTCAAAATAAAGTTCATCTGTATTTTTATTTACAGCCCCATATAGGCATAATGGAATTTTCATTTTTTCCATATAAATATTCATCTGAACTACATGTTCTGGTTTTACTACTGCAACACCTTTCTTTTTTAATTCTGTGAAAGATTTTTCACCATGCGTCTTAAACTCACATAGCATATACTGTTCAGGACAATCAGGAATACCGTAAACTATTCCGTCACCACTACCACCAAAGTGACCATTGGAAGCACTTATTTTAAATTGTTTACCATTTGAGTCTTGCTGAAAAACTTGGCAACCTATAGTAAGTAATGCAGCTATAAATCTACCTTCTTCTAAGTGACCACGATTAAATAGCCTTAATAAACGTCCAGTATGATTAGGACGGGTAAACCATCTAAAACTATACCATATTTCTCTAGCACAATGACCTCCTATTACAGAGGCTCCCATGTGACTTCTAAAAGGAGTATTATCAGGACTATAGGCATCGCCTATATGTGGTAAAACAATCCCACTTAGTTCACGGAATTTTGAACCTTGATCTTTATTAATAGCTTCTTCAATGGCATTCATTGTTTTAGTAGCTAGATAAATATGATTTGTTGTAATTGGATCTTGAGTATAATACATACGTATCCTTATTTTAGATTATAATACACTAAGTTTAATGCACTATAATCTAAAACCCCTTGCTCATAACAAGGGGACAAGAATTAAGCTTGTGTTGCTGGTTGAGTTAACCAAGCTGGTGGAGCAGAAGGATCAAATGTAGGTGCGGCCACTGGTGCCGCAACAGGAGCAACTAATGCAGCGGCCACTGGTGCCGCAACAGGAGCAACTAATGCAGCGGCCACTGGTTGTTCCCAAGGTTGTGGAGCATTATCAGCAATAGGAGCAGGAATAGGGGCCGCAGTTTGTTGAATTGGTGGAGTAAATACAGGAGCCGCTACTGCCGCTGGTTGTTGAGCAAATGTAGGTGCCGCAACAGGAGTAACTAAACCTGGAATTGGTTGTTGAGCAGCAAATGCAGGAGCTGTAAAGCCAACAGGAGCAACAGCGGCAACAGGTTCAGGAAGAAAGTTATCTTGTTTTTCAAGAACTAATTCAACATCAGTTGAATCTGGCTTATAAGCCGTAACTTCATTTCTTGGACCGTAGTTACCTTCTGCAGGACTTATTTTAAGTTTAAATTTAAAGGCAATGTTATGGAGTTGAACAGTGTCTTGTAAGTTAAGAACATTAACTGAATGACAAATAGCACTAAGTTCCGCGTTACCAATATCCTGAGCAATTTTGCTCTTATTGCGAATATTTAACGATACTCCAACTTGGCTCTTTGCATAGTATCCGTCAATGACAATTAAGTCTATAACCAGTTTTGCTCCATCACCAGCTTTAGTCGCCTTAATTTCAGTCTTTGAAATATAACCGCGATACCATCCGCCTGGAATTACTTCCGCTTCGCCTCTCGCTGGTTCTACTTGTGTTGCATCAAAATTTATAGCAGCCATTTTTAAATCCTCATATAGGTATAAAAAGAAAGAAATAATTACTGTACCTTGCAATAATTATTCTGTATTAAACTCTGTTTACTAAATCAATCCCAGATGCTAATAAAAGTTTATCAGCAAAATGATTCCAACCGTTTTCAGGGGGAGCAGGTATTGATATCTCACCTAATATTCCAAAACGATTTCCAGCTAAATAAGCAGGTGTTCTATTTACAGCAAGAACCCTACCTTTATTCTGACTAATACCTCTATTTGTATTGGTATTAGCGTTCTCAACTAGAATCAATGGTTCATAAAGAAAACCGATAACATCAGCCCATTGCGTTAAAAGTTCTCGTTTACCGTAAGTTTTTTGATTCTTAGGACTATGTAATAATAAGTCCCAACTATCATATTCTCCTACAGTAGGATCATTTACTTTCGAGCTAAAAACATGAGCTGTAAACACAATGTTAATGCCAGCATTAATGGCTAAGAGGTCAAACTGAGCTAACAAGTCTTTGAACAATGTGTTAGCCATATTATAACCTTTACCAAAGCCACCATGACAAGATTCCATAGTTACAGTTTTATTAACCCCATTCTTACTGGCAGGGTCTAAACGAATAACATAATCGTCAATTAACCGTTCAAGAGCCGTAGCACTATCGAAAACAAGAGATTTATAAGGAAACGCTCCCTGTACAGCATACCCCATTATTTCCTGCAAACATTGAACTAAAGTCTCATAATTTTGAATCATGGGAGTTTTAGCCACAGTTACACCACTATATCCAACTTCAATTGGAATAAGAAGTACATTGGGTGCGCCACAACTAATTGTAGTCTTACCCATTTTTTCTTGACCAGCAATGACCATTCGTATTCCGCTTTGAGATGGCCCCGCTGTAATACCTTGTAGAAAACTCATTTCAGCTCCTAAAGTGTTTTAAGACGTCAGCATTTTTCTCAATTTTTAACTTTAAATTAGCTAATGCCAATCTTAGTTCATATTCAGGAAAAGCCGTTATGTTGTAATACTTGTTTCTAACAGAAACTTTAAACTTACCGTTTGGTAAGCATGAGATTGTAATTTTACCATACTTCTCAAGTTCTTGTTTTAATATGTCCATCACATATCCTCTTTTGAGCGAAACGATACGAAGTTAGGAAACCTTGGTTTATCTTTTATACCTTTAGGAAAGAATTTAAACTTAATAACCTTACCGAGAATTTCATTAGGGTTCTCAAAATAATAATTTCTTTGTTGGTGATTTAAAGAGCCAGGACTAACTGTAAATTCAAACCCTTTGGGAAATAATAATTGATCTTCATTAGGTTTTAAATTATAAATATCTTTGGTTGCCTGACATGTTAGGTTTCCGATCATACCATTTAAAACTTTGTTTTCTGCATGGGACGATCTAAATGACTTCCCTAATTCATTAGTCTGCTTCTCATTGTTATTAGTTTCACCCTCAGTTATTCCAATAACAATACACTCTTCTTCAATAAATCTTTTTATTCTAAGAAGTAAACCTTCTTTTACTGTACTCCTACCGAATTTATACTTACCATTAATATCCCTTATTATAATTCCTTCATAACCAGCGTCCAAAAACTCTTGTTCATAATCCAAAAGTTGCTTAAGATTTTCACACGTAAAAGTTGGTATAACTTCAATAACAGATTCAAGTGCGGAATAATTTGATTTTACATAATCAACTTGATTTCTAAGTAAATTTAATCTATCAAAATACGGTAAATTTTTAAGTTCATCATTTATAAGATCAAAAACATACCATTTTGTGTATTCAGCTTGCACTATTGTAGAAAGTAAACTACTTGTATTAGAACAAAGGTTTTCGGCAGTACAATTAAATCCTAATATTAGTTCACCATCAAATCCATTAAAAATTTCATGTGACCAAAAGCCAGTCACATACTTATTCTTGTGGGTTTTTAAGCTACGTCCTACCAGTTTACCGTCAATATTAATGGCACGCACACCATCAATCTTAGGCTGCACATAGCAAGGAAACTTAATTTTATCTTCAATTGCATCTGTGGCTAATAAAGGTTTCATGATTCAATCCTTGGCAAAGCTTCCCAAATGGTTTTTCTAGTTAATAAATCCTGCTCGGATTCATCATCATAAAGTGGATTTTGAAGATAGTTCTTAAGAAACTTAAGTTCAGTATCGTCAAGCGTAAGATTATACGATCTTGTTATTTTAACCTGTAATTTAGCCATGACACTACTTCTTATTCTTAGCTGGTAAAACGATTTCCATTTGTGGTGAACCGTCTGAAATTGTAAGAAATTGGTCAACCAACTCTTTTTCTTCATCATCAAGAGTTTTATAAAAACTAACCGCTAGTTCAGCTTTCCATCTAACCAGTTTATCTGGTGAAATATTGTTTGCAATTAGAACTTCTTTATAAGCTGCAAAGGCCGCTTCATCCACTTTTCGATTTACTGGAACCGTAACTTTTAAAACCCAACCTTCTGTAAGATCAAGCTTATTAGTACCTTCTTTGTAAACAGGAAAACACTCAGAAAATAGTTCTTTTCTGAGGGTAGCTTCTTCATCTTTTAAAGCCTTCATTTGGTTAGCAAGCTCATACCATCTTGAGAGCTTAACTTGGTTAATGTGTGGTTTCTTTTGTTCTAGAGTTATGGGCATTTCAATCTCCTAATTAAATTTAAACTACATAGCTAATATAGCAAGCCTGTTAAAAAATAGCAAGCGTTAAATAGTATTTTTTAAGTCGAGAACTCGATATGCTTTTCCATGGAATCCAAATGACGTTACTAATTCTTCTTTACTTAATTCTATTATGTATCCACTATCAATCATTGACCTTAACGTGGAATTAAAACCGGCAATAGCTCCTTGGGGATGCTTGGTAAAGCTATTAATGTTACTTATCTTCTGTTGAATATACTTTCTAGTTATTATATTCTCATCTTTCATTTTTTTGAAAGTTTTTAGACTATCAGGCAAATCATTTAAAAGATAATATTTAATAATCTCAATAACTTTAAGTTCTCTTGATAAATCATTAACACCAATATCCCCACTTTCCATTTTACATATCATAAGCTTAATGTCTTTTCTAACTAAACTTAAAGCCCAATTTAAATGAAAGTCTCGTATTGTCGGAAATGCACTATTATCAGCCACAGCTAATATAGCTGCTAATTTAAGAACCTTTAAAGCAGCTCGGTTCCACATTTGTCGCCATGCTTCAACTTGGGAACCATTAATATTATTATCGCATTCTATTTCAAAATCAGAAATTATTTTTGCTGCAAATTCATCTCGTTCAACATGAATTACATTATTCTTCTCACTTAGCTCTTTTGATTGATTTACAAGATCAACAAGAAAGTCAACCATTACAGCATCAGGTTCCATTATTTTATCTTTATTTAATGGCGGTCGTTCACCATCATAAGAAACCATATTAAACCGAGAAAGAAAACCATCAGACATCATTGAATTAGTAAGACATTCGTGGAATGTATCGGGCGTTGTTTCACCTATCATTGAATAAGCAACACCTGAAACAGAAGCAATATTATTATCTTTTTTAGCATAATCAATACCTCCAACTATAGAAGTAGGGCCAGACTTTTGATATAAATCTGTCATTACAGTTCTTAAAGATTGCATCGCTGCATCCCTACCATCATCAGCAGCTAATCTTTGAAGCTTTCGTCCCCATTCCCCTGAAATAGTTAATAAACAAGGATTGGTTGATATTTTATTGATTAGTGCTTGACCAGAAGCAAAATCAGAGAAGCTAATAAAATCTTCAATATGAACAGTATTCTTTGCAATGTGGTGAACTAAGTTAGAAATACCACTATGCATAGCTTCCTTACCTACACCTGACCTAGCTATTAGAATCATGTACATATTAAGCCCAGACTGAGTTATTGTCCATGACTTGCCAACAATGCCAGCCAATAGGCCAAGCGTAGCCACAATAGCAACTTCTTTAACTGGTCTGGGCGAGGACATGTAAATGTGGTAAGCAATTTTACCAGCAATACCAGGAGGCCACTCTAAACCATCATTAGTTTTAGGAGGAGATTTAACTGTAATTTCTGAGAATGCAGTTACTAAGGAAGGTTCTTGTTCTTCATCAACTATATTGTGGTCACTATGAAGAAACTCACTTGTTCTTCTTTGTGTTTGCAGTTGAGAAACTAAGTTCATTGCAATAGCAGTTGCAGAATCGGAAACTACCTTATCATTGGCTTCCCTACTTCTTATAGTTCTAAGGCTATTGTTTAGATATTTATCATCCCGTATTGCCTTCTCGCGCTTACCTAATTCTGAATATCTAAATAATCTTTTGCATTGCTCATTACTTTTAGAATAAAAAGTAAACATAGACATTAATGCTAAATCAGCTTCTGATTGTGAAGGGTAGGATGAAAAATTACCATTGCATAAATCATTAAATTTCTCAGAATTTGAAGCTGCTAAAGCCTTGCTTACTATTTCAGCATCAGTAAATTCTTCTTCAACTTCTTCAAGAATTATTTTAGTTGAAATAGGTCGTATTTGAGATGCAAGAGAGTTTAAAATATCCTGACAATCATTAAGACCACGATTAAGAATTGTGCTACCAGTACAAATTATATATCGCTCTTGGCTATAAATCTCAACACCATCACGTCTTAACCCATTACCAATCTTACCTTTTACCCATATATGAAAACCCTTTTTATTTTTAGAAGTTTCTGTATATGAATTACATTGTGTTATTATCTTCCAATACCTATCAAAATGATCTTGAGTTGACCATTTTGAAGAATCAATTGGTTGACCTTTACGAGATTGTGATTCTTCATCAATAACATCCAAATCAATACAAGTAAATGGATCATCAGCGTGTAAAATATATCCAAAATTACAGTCAAACTTTTTAGATAAATAAACAGCAGATGTAAAATCCAACCAATATGTAGGATCAGTTACGGATATAGTAAAAAGGGTTTTGCCATCAGTTGATGATAAAGGAGCTTTGTTTTCAAGAGATATACACCATTGTTTTCTTTGTTTTAACTCTATCGGTATTCTATTTAAAGATAGCCCTTCCATAACAAATCCGTTAGTCAATTCTTCTACGTTGATCCAATGATTCTTTCCACCTTACGATAAATGGAAAAACTTTATCTCTATTCCAAATAGTTAAAGCTACGTGAGGAACTTCAATTGGATCAGGAAGTTTTCCACTACGTTTTCCGCTAACTAATGTAGCTCTTGGGATTTTTAAAAATTTACAAATTTCTGTACTAGTTATGTAAGTATCATTAAATACTTTTGTATCTTCATTTTGAAAGTCCATAATGGCTCCTTATTAGTGACCTTTTAGTTTAGGTTATAATTAAAAAATTTACAAGCGTTAATTATACCTTAAAAAATCCCCTAACCCTATTCAGTATTCTTGACTGTTCCCTAGTGCTTGAACCCTTAGCATAACCACGCCTATAATCACGAGGATACGTAGGGTTTTGGTTCTCTGGTTTACCAGTTTTACCATCATCAATTCCTTTCATATAATCAAGAAATTTTTCTTCATAATATTTACTCATTTTCATTCTCCAATAGTTCTTCTTCAATTAATTCCAATATAAAATTAAATTTCTTTAATTCATCTTCCAAATCGGTTATGATTGGTTTAAGGGTTGGTACAATTTCAGGATGTAAAGAATAACCCATCTCAGAAGCAAATTTAGCTCTTTTATAAGTAATTTCTATTTGTAAAATACTCTTCTTTACTTTCCTAAGTTCATATCTTAAGTTTAAATTATCGTCAGTTTTACCTATATCCTTAAGACAAAACAAAATTTGGTCTTTACGAGATGTATGGTTAATAAGTTTTTCAAAGTTTATTTCTCTCATTTCAATCTACTAAATTAAACCGTTTTCAGAAAAGGCATAAGTATCTACACCACCTACTATAATGTGGTCAAGAACTAATATGTCAAAAAGTGATAATCCATCTTTAAGCCTTTTTGTTATAGCTCTATCAGCTTCACTAGGGTTAGCTGTTCCAGAAGGATGATTATGGGAAAAAATTACTGCTTTAGCATTAAGCTGTAATGCCAACTTACTAACTTCTCTTGGATATACAGCTGCGCCATCAATAGTTCCCTTAGCTACTGTAATTTCTTCAATTAATTGGTGTTGGCTATTTAAAAACATTACATTAAAATGCTCTATTTCCAAGTCACGTAGTTTCATTATACAATGACTCTTTACTGTCTCGGGCCTTGTAAAAGCTGCACCATAGGTTTTTAATCTTTTTTCAAGAATACCCATAGCTTTTTTGATAATAGCTTCTTCTTTTCTAAATACTTTAGCATCCTGATTTTCAGGAAAGTTTTGAATTGTGTATTCAGGCGCAGTTTCATTCTTAATTTGATTCATACCAGTCTCCGGTAGATTAAAAGGGGGTGTAGGCTTTGCACCTACTTGAACGCTCTATAGAGTATTAAGCCCACTCTGACTGCGTTTGAGATTCAGGCTAAAATTTAAGTTTACGTATGTTAACCTGTTTTATTAACATACGCAAGCATTTATTTTAATTCTTTAACTAAATCATATTGTTCAAGATTAACATTAGGATTTTCTTTATTGTATTTACGAATTAAACCATTTAATAATCTTATTTCATTATTAAGCATTGGGAAAGGGGCTGGTAACTCCTTAATTCTATTCATTCTAAACCATCTTACGTTTATTTGATCTTCAAGCGTACATTTAGCAGAAGTTCGCCACATATGAGTTACATTAACTGACAGAGCATCGTGAAGAGTTTTAATTTTACTTTTCTTTAATAACATCTAATTACCTTTATTTTAATAGAATTATTGATTATTTTTCTTGTTTATAGGCTTCTACTCCATATATTTGAGATATAACATAGCAAGCCCATCCGCCATTAGAAGATCCAAGAGTAAATGCAATTATACCTAAAACCATGAATGCCAAACTCATTTTTCTATATTCGTTCATTTCTTAGTCCTTATTAAATTTAGTAAGATTATTATCAATACAGCTTGCTTTTTAGTCATAATGGCGCACCATAGTTGTTGTATAAAATAGCCTGAAACAAGCAAATTCTGTCAGGCTTCTGCATTAAATTTAGGTTTCGGCATAGCATAGTAGCTTTAACAAATTTATCGTAAAATTCAATGTCTTTTGTTATTATAAGATTTTTATCACCTAAAACTTCACTAAAAGATGTAAATTTATCTTTTGGTAAATTACTCCCACCTAAAGCCCATAATTCTGCTTGAAGTGGACTGAACTTATTGTTTATTAATAATAACCAATCATCATCAGTATCCATTGGAGGTGGACAACAAGTCACCCTACTTCCAACATGCTCAAATTTTACTATTCCTGGAGTATGTAAAATTTCCGTATAAATTTGATTAAATAAGTTCATTTTTATCTCCTTGGTTGGCAAAGATAATATGCCTTATTATTTATAAGCCAATACCCATCTTCAATTTTAAAATTATCAGGAAGTTTTTCGGTATGAATATGAATTAATTTTGATCCTTTAAGAGCATTTTCAAGTCTAAAAATACTCCAATTAATATTTTCAAATTCTAAATCATCTTCATTTTCATCGTAATCTTTAAGTTGTTTATAAAGAGCTTCAATAACATTCTTTATTGTTGCTTCTTCTAATTCTATATTGTCCATTTTAACCTCCAAAATTTAAGTTAACGTATGCTACCCTAAAAACTTAACGAATGCAAACTATTATTTAATGAAAGTAATCTTTGTTCCAATGTTAATTTGGAAGCTATTTCAGCTTTATAGAGCTGGCCTCTTAAAATTCTAATTTGTCTAACTTTCCTATGATGATAGTTAACATAGGCTCTTTCAAGTGTAGGATAAGCAAACCTACTAACTGAATTTATTCTTAAGTTTACCGTCTGGTGATTCAATCCAATGACCACACTTGGTTCCTTAACTATTTTAAACTTCATTATAGATAGATGGATTGAATCAGCATTATAAAAATCATAAAGACGG